GTAACAGCAGTTGCTGCTAATCTACCGTATGCATAAACAGTATTACCATAAAGTAATCTACTTCCTAAAGGAAATAACTCTGAAAGTCCTGAAGTAAACGGATCAACAGTATTATATTGGCTGCCACCTTTACCTACGATAAAGTCAGCGGGACCATATCCTGTTGCTGCTACATACTGAGTATGCGCACCAGCATCAGTAAAAATATTACCATCTGAATTGATTACCAATCCATCTGTTTCTACGCCTGTTGTTGTATTTGTATCAATGGTTTTAAAACCATTTTCGGACCTAACTGGTCCACTAAATGTTGAATTCGCCATAATTTCCTCCTAAGGAAATAAGTTCTATAGTATCGGCTTGTCTGCTAGGTCAGTCGATAGAACAAGTTAATAATCCTAGATTTTAATGATATACCCATCTTCATAAAAAAGAAAGGGAGCCGAAGCTCCCTTTAGTTTGTTCAAGTTAATGAACTACGCTCCTGGAGAACCATAGATTCCACGCCAGTCACTAAAGCCGAAAGAGTATCTCTCTCTAGCTTTGTATCTAACGTTTCCAGTCTCAAAGTCACCTTCCATGCCTGTTGACATAGGAGATCTAACGAAATGTTTAAGTCCGTTAGGTGCATCAGTTTTGATAAAGAATGCATCTGTGTCAGTCAAGTAATGATTAACAACATATCCTTCAGGGAGCATTCCCATGTTTTTCAATGCGTTAATGTCATTATCAGAAGTACCAACTCTACCTGCAGTTTTTAATACTCTCTCAGCTACAAATTGTAGTTGAGGTGGTATTATTAGCTTCCTTGCTTGAACATTTACTTTAATGCCTCTTTCATCAGTGAACTGAGATATGTCGATCATCGCGTTCTCTAATGAAGTTTCATTTAAGTCAGCTGCTACGCTTGGCTCATTCGACTGATCTCCACCTGATAAGGTAGGGTGATCAGCTGCCATAAGTGCTTTTCCGTCTCCTCCTGGGAAGGAGTTTGAAAAACCATTATTTAATACGTTTGCTGCTTTTACTTGCTTAGTAGTCGCCATTGATCTAGCTAAAGCTTTTGTGTATCTTGAAGAAAGACTGTCATAAAGGTTGTCCTCTATTGCTTCTTCTGTCAACGCAAATGCTAAAGCTACAGTTTCGTGGCTGTACCTTGCTGTGAAAGTTTCTTGTGCAGTATCATAAGTTACAGATGCACCCTCGCCTTTGACGGGAGCTTGTCCAAAACCTGATAACATTACTTCTTCCTCAAACGCTCTATCTGAATTTTCTGTATCAAAAATTTCAGTATGTTCGTTTTCGTATCTGTCGTACTCAAGACCAAAAAGTGCATTTAGTCCTGGTTCGAGTTCTTTTACTAATTGAGCTCTATTTATTGCCATTTTAAATTACCTTTTAGCTATTGCCGAAGACAGAAGCTGGGAACGTCACATAAACTCTAGCGTGTTGCCCAATGGTATTATTTGGCTTATCTGGGAAGCCTACCACTGTTGCAATGCCACTAGAAGTTGTAGTTGTTACACCTTCTTTTGATCGACCATTGTTTGTATTCCCTGCTGTAGTACTAATCGTATTTGTTGTACCGATTGATGCTTGTGTAGGAGTCCCAGTTGACTGAGCCTCGTAAACAATATCAGGATCGGAATAAACAAATGCTTTAGCATTCGCAGAACCTAAAGTCACAACATCCGCTGTCCAAGTGTTTGAAAAAACAATTGAACCGTCTGCTGCTTGGAATTCTACACCGTAAAATACGCCAAGTGGGGTGCCTGTAGCAGTCCCTTGTATAACCAAACCACTCGCTAGATTTACTACGTCGCCTGAAAAGATCGAGGCATCTGTAGCACTTGCTATCGCAAATTCTGAAGGTCGGATTGTACCACCTGACATATGATAAGCTGGTGTGAATCCATCTGGGGCGTTTGTATTAGCCATTTTTATTCACCTTATATAAAATATAATTTTATTAAAGTCCTTAACCTAAGTTAAGAACCACCTTTACCAAATGTAACCTTGGATGATCTACTAGGTGTACTAATAGGCATCACTTGATTACTTTCTCGCATAAGATCATTATCAACTGCTTGAATCTGTTGGTCGGCAACGTTTTGATAGTATGCCCTCCTTTCATCAACAGTCTCCTTGGGGATCTTAGCTAGAATTAAGCCACCAACTCCTATGACACCAGCATGTTTACCATCATCAACAGTAGGAGCTTCAAAATCGGGGTGATCTTCAGCTCTTACGGGTTCCCAACCTTCACGAATACGTTTCGACATATTCGCTGGGTCGCTTTGCCCTATCATTGATTCTCGTATCCATCTGTATACATATCCCTGCGGTGGGGTAGGGGCGTCTAATAAAGACGGGGGTTGCCAAGGTTTACGGCGAGATACTGTATCTCGACTTTCAGCAGATCGTGGAGTACGATCTGAGTTTGTAGTGTTTTTTTCATCTACCATTTTTTACTCCTTAATATGCTTAGCATATTCTTCTAGTGGCACGCCTAGTCTTTTAGCTATCGCTACTTGACTCGGTGTGAGTTTTATAGTTCTACGTGAACGAGCTCTTGTAGTTCCAACACCTTTGCTAGAACCAGCTACTGTCTCTCTCACCTCTTTTTGAGTTTTCCCTAATTTATGAGGGAACGACTCAGCAAGTCTTTTATCTACTTCTTTATAATAATCATCCGAAGTAGGATCATAACCTTCACCTTCTGTGAGCTGTCTATGGAACGCAAAAGCTGCAGTTGTCATAGCTAGGTCATCCCCAAACCAATCATTTTTATCTGCCCAAGCTTTCGCTTTTGGATCAGGCTTTGGAGCCTGTTGTCGGGCAGGTTGTTGATTCCATTGAGGAGCAACCTGTTGCTCTACCTGAGTAGCTTCTTGTTGAGTTTCGGTTTGAGTAGGTCTTACCCTTTTCAAACTTTCTTCCTCTACTGCCAGCTTAGCAAGACTCTTTTGAGATTCCATTAAAGCGTCTGTATCTCCTGATTCATACGCCTTCTTGTAACTCTCTTGTGCCTGGTTTAGCTGAGAAGTAACTCTGGTACTATATTCATCATATAGGTTCTGATCTGTTTTTGAAAGTTTATTTTTCGTTTTATTTAATTCGTCCTGAACAGATTGGGCATAGTCTATTGCTGCCTGCTCTCTTCTTTCTGATTCCCTGACCTTATAAGTCAGTTTGTTGATACGTTTTTTAACACCTTCACTGTAGTCTTCAATCTCCTCTTCTTGGTCGGATTTAGCAACTACTTCTTCTTCTACAATTTCGGTTCCAGTATCATCGTTTTCACTCTCAGGGAGTTCAACTTCTGTACCTTCATCTTCTTCTTCTATCGACTGCATAGCTTCTGCCATGATTTTCTCCTTATGTGCGTAATGAAATTAAGCTGATTGTATGTCTTCAGGGTTGGAGACAACAGCTAGTATTTCATCATCGTTTAATAAACGCAGTTCACCACCCTCAATTTTGAGTCTGGCTCCTGCATACCTGCCAAATATCACCCAGTCTCTAACCTGACACCATGCCCCTTCAGGGAATTTATTCCCATCACGGTAAGCGTCTGGACCAAGTGCTACCACAAACCCAACATTAGTACCAATGCGTTCTTTTTCTAATACTGAGTCTGCTAGATAAATACCGCCTTTAGTCTTTTGTTTCGGACTAAAAGGTAGTATTAATATTCTGTATCCCGTTGGTTTGGGAAGTTTTGATTGTAGTTCTTCATCTTCATGTACAGTTTCAGGTGTAACACTAGGTGCTTTTTCCTCTGGTGCAATGAATCTTTCTACTTTGTTGGGTATTGGTTCTCCGCCTGAACCGAAGGCATCTATTTTTTTCGACATTATTCTTCATTATCCTTGTGCAGGTCTTTTAGTAGTGAGAGAGTAAACGACAGACCTGTAATTTCGCCTACTATCTTTTGGTAACCTTCAAAATTTTGAACACCGCCACCAGCAAGGGCATCTTTTAGTTGCTCTTGTCTTTCTATAATCTGTTTACGTAACTTATCTAACATTCAATTATTTTTTCCTTGACTTCGCACCCGAACACTTCCAACGCTTACGTGATAAATTGTTAGGGGTATTAGGATCATTCTTTTTCTTTTTAGAAAGTCCTTTCTTTATACCCAAACTCCTCGCACAATAAGAATCACCTTTAGATGTTCCTGGTTTAACTCTTGGTCCACCACCTTTGGCTTTCCCTGCTTGCCCGTAACTAACTTTTTTACCAGATTTAGTTACCTTAACCTTTGCTTTACCTTTTCTTGGACTAGCCATGATGATTAGCTCTTCTACGGTTAGCATTACCCGCTACCACAGAACCGCCTTTGTGCATCATTTTAAAATCTTTCCCAGATATTTTACCATCTTTGTTTTTGTCTAGTTTTTTCTGACCACCGTGTAGTTCTCCACCGTGTGATTTCTTAGCAGTTTTTGCAGCGTCTTTAAAATTTTGTGCTGTTGGTGCACCTTTTGATCCAACCTTTCTCATTTTTTCACCTGAGCCTGCTGCTATTCTTTTACGTTTTGCTTCTATATTCGCGTATAGTCCTGGAGGTTTAGCCATTATTTATTATACCCTTTGCCTTGTGTTGCTGCTCCGCAACCTCTAGCCATACCTGTTTTAGCTTTACCACCGTCCATCATTTTAGCAACGGGCATTCCACTGTCCATCATCTGAGTAACTGGCATTCCACCATTCATCATTTTGGCTTTGCCTCCGTCAGTCATTTTCTTCTTCTTTTCACCGCCACGGTTCATTTTCTGCATGCCTCTATTCATTATGGTCTCCTTAAATGTTTTTTAGTGTCAGTCATTGAACTTCCACCCTTGTTCATATTCTTCATCTTTGAATTTTTCATTATAGAACCGTCAGGCATTTTATGATAACCTTTAGGTACTTCACCACCGTTTCTCATACGTCTACGATTAGCGTTACCGCCCATCATCTCTTCAAAATTTGCTCTATTTAACATTACACACCTTTAGTTTTATTATCAGAATCTCTGACGTCTTTTAGTATATCACGATAATCCTTACGCATTAGACCTTTTTCTTTTATAAGAGAATCTTCTCTTTGTTGGGCTATTTTCATTTCGGCTATCGCTTCGGTTGACTGCTGTTTCATCATGTCTACTTCAGCTTTCATTTGATCGCTTTGTGCTTTCTGTTGTATCTCAGCTTGTTTCAATTCTACCAGAGGTTGAGTCTGTGCTGCTTGTGCTTGTATTTGCTGTGCTTCTATTAGAGCTTGTTCTTGACCAGTTACTTGTTGAGTAGCTTGTGCTGCTTGTGCTGCGATCTGATTCATTATTTCTGGAGGCATTTCACCTTCACCCATTTGTGGTAACGGTTGACCTAGTACTTGTTCAATCTGTTGTCTATACTTCATAGCTTGATGCTCTTGTATATTAGCTTGAACTGCGATAGTCGCACTTTGATTCTGTTGTACCATAGGATTCTGTAAGAATGCTGTATGACTAGCAATATACGCATCGTGGTTTTGAAAAACGTAAGCTTGTATAGGTTGACCAGTTAAAGCAGATTGCTGCTCTGTTATAGGGTCACGGGCTGGAACTTCCGCTTGAGGAGGTAAAAGACCATCAATATTCTTAACTTCTAAAGCTTCGTACATACGACGGTAAGCTTCACGTAAATCGTGTATTTCAGGTGCTGCTCTAGCCATTTCTAGCTCTTGTTGGGCTAACATTACCCTTTGAGCCATACTGAAGATATTAGGGTCACTAACTGGTATAATGTCTATTTTAGCGTCAAAATCAGTCGCTTTTATCTCTCTACTCGCCCCTGGGACCTCATATGGGTAAACTGGGGGTAAACTCTTAGCAAATATGTTAGCTAACATCCTAAATTCTTTCTTTTGGGCATAATGCATACGTTTATGTATAGCACTCATTACTTTAGTACCACGTTCTAACATGGCGACTGTTGTGCCTACTGGTAGCTGTTGAGAGCCTATATCACCTACATTCATGTCCGCAATTGACGCAAAACGTCTTCCAGAGTCAATAATAGTGCCTAATAACTGACTTAATACGTTACTTGGCTCTTTATACGGTAAAGGCATCAGTGCATCTCTGATAATACCACCTGGAACGTCAACATCTCTAAATTCACCAGGTCTTAGTGGCTCATCTTCGCCTTGTATCCTCATTCCACGTGCTTTAAACCCTGCTGGTAGGTTACTTAGCGTACCAGCGTCAACTAATTGACGTAAAATTGATGTAGCGGACTTAGTTAGTCCTCCAATCATGTGAATTAGACCAAAACCATAAAAACCTAGTCCTGGTAGGAACTTATAATGGGTAAAATACTCTTTTTTCCTGAATAATTCGTCTTCTGCTTCCCAATTACGACGTATAGCTAGTATTTCGCTCTGTTCTTCTAGTATAGTCACGACGTAAGGGACTGCGTAACCGTAATCTTCTTCGTCAGATAGCTCTAAATTGACGTGCATCTCTAAAACTGAGTATTCATCGTAGTCTGTCATGGATGGGGAGATACCTTGTAGCTCATCCATCTTCTCTTTTGCTTCGTTATAGTCCATATCTAGACTAGCTTCGCCTATATCAGCTTCACGGTATGTTCCGTTCATCTGTAATTTCTTTAAATCATTGCCTGTCATAGTCATAGAATGAGTAAAACGTGGGCTAGTCTCTAAATCTACAGTTTCATAAGCTACTACTAAGTTTTCAGCTTTAACTAAACGGCTGGTAGCTCTACCTAATAGGTTATCGTAATAAATCTTTTTAAATGCACTACCCGCTAAAGGTAGATAGAATAATAAACTGTCCATCTCAGGGTCATACTCTTTCATGACCTCAGTGATTTGATAGTTCATGAATTCTTTAACACGCTGGTTTTGGTCAGTAACTTCTGGAGTTTCGGCTCCCATGATTCTAGTTTTTACTGGACCACCAGGAGGTAGTAACTCTTTATATGATTGTGCTTGGAACTGGGTTACGGCTTCAGCCAATAATGGGTGATGTACGCCTGTAGCTCCTGGGAATGGATCTTCCCTTTCTTCTGTTTTAATACCTAGTAAGTCTAGACCATTAGTAAAGGTATCAAGCCAGTCCTGTCGGGATTCTTTATCTGAATCGTACGCTTCTAAAAGTTCACTAGCTAGTGTGGATAAATCTGAGGAGTCTAGTGTTTCCGCAAGATTGGCTTGATGATCTGTGATGGTTACTTCTTCTTGTTCAAACATAGGTATGACGTTGCCGTCTGCACCTATTTCAAAAGCTGAAGTCATATCGCCCTGTATATTCATTTCTTCAGGAAGCTGTACTTCCATGCCCATAGATTCTTCGGGGGCTTGACCTTGTAGCATGTCCATGATTTCTATGTCTATGCCACTATCTTGTGACATGTTTAAAGGTGGTTTTTCTATTGCCATAATTAATAATAACTTACTTTACGCTTGTAGTATAGTTCTTCATCCTCCCAATCACTTGGTAATTTAACAAACCCGCCTTGCCTGAACCTTAACATAGCTTGAGTAGTAGAGTCGACTAAATCGTCGTTGTCCCCAGCGGGGAATACCGCACACTCTTCTATAACCTCGTTAGCCCATTTAGTATCTGGTGCCCATACCATACCCGATTCAAATAGTGGGGTACTAGCATTAACTCTGGCTATCTTATCATTTCCTTTAGAAGGAGTAAAGTTTTGTACGGGTATACCTATGTTTCTTAATTCCTGGGTAAGCGGAATACCACTAGCTTTACCTTCTATAATAACTACGTCAGGGCTCCACTCATGATACTGTTCTAAAGCTACGCCTTTTAATTCAGGGAATGAGTACTTACCTTTAATACAGTCAAGTAGAATAATGTGGGCTGATCTGCCGTCGTAGAAATCAGTACCTATAGTTCCCTCTGGGTAAAATACTCCCCACGTTGTTATAGCTGAGTAATCTGCCGAGGAACTTTTTAAGAAGGCTGTGTCGTAACTTTGAATTAGATAATCGCATGTAGGTGGTTTTTCTTTTTCCCATTGCTTCCACCATTCACGTTTAATAAGTGCACCCTCTTCACTGGTTGGATTCTGCATGTACTGGGCGTGCCATTTAGGACCGCCACGTAAACTGGCTTTTACGCCTTCTAGTTCTTCTAGCTTCCAGTATTCTGGCCACAAGGGTTTACCGCTTGGTAAAATGGCTGGTAGTTCTATGACTTCCCATTGGTCAGCTTTAGGGTCACGTGCTGCGTCCCTTAATAATTTACCCGTAAGGTCGTTGATATTCCAACGCGTCATAACTATAACTATGGCACCCCCTGGCTGTAATCTCTGTCTTGGACCTGAGGTATACCAATCGTAAGTATCTTCCATGGACTTTGGGTTCATAGCGTCTTGTTCACTATGTGGGTCATCAATTATAAATAAGTCCGCTCCCCTACCGGCTAACGCTCCGCCAACACCAGCAGCATAATACTCGCCTTTTAGTTTAGGGTTACTCTTCATTTGAGTTTCCCACTTACCTGCTGCTTTTGAGTCTGGGTTAATGAGTACGTCGGGGAATATCTTTTCATAGTCCTCGGTTAACATTAAATCCCTAATCTTACGACCAAACTTAACTGCTAAATCTGCCGTGTGGGTTGCTTGTAATATCTTTAAAGCTGGGTTACGACCTACTAAATATGCGGGAAAGTAATGCGAGGCGAACTCACTTTTAGTATGACGCGGAGGCATATTGATTATAAGCCTTTTTATTTTGCCTGTTGCTATACGGTCAAAGGCGTCTGCCATCTTTTTGTGGTGAGCCCCGCCGATAAACGATGGCCATTGGTCTTTAACAAAATGCATGAATCCACTTTGACAGCGTTCTACTTTTTCTATTTGATCTAACCTTTCAGCTAGTTCTAGGTGTTCTTTTAGTACCGACTCGGGTAAGTCATTTAAATTAGAGGTCATATTTTAACTGCATTAAACTAGCTTCTCCACCATGGTTCATCCTAAATACTTTAAAAGCTTCTTTTAGTTCTGGTGTAAGTTCTATTTTTAAAAACTCTTGGTCGTAGGCGTCTATGTATTCAGTAGCGTTTAGTTTAACCCCGTAATCTTGTTCGGTTTGTTTCATGGCTTTTTTAAGGAAGTCATTATAACTTTTAGCTCGGTTAACAGCTTCTTTACTTGGGGAACCGAAACGTAGTGTCTCTAACTCACCTGTTATAGGATCATTTGTATTTCTACCTTGAAGGTTTAAAAAGTTACCTTTAGTGTCGTAATTGAGTAGATAGTTTGGGTCGTTTGAGTAACGTTCTTCTACGAAACGCACCATTTTAGGTGGTACAACTGTAGTTTCACCTGCGGGAAGTGCTAACGACCTAGCACCGTTAGGTATTAAAACGAAGGGTGAGTTATTGTTGGCTCCAGTTTGCAAACCTAGTTTTACGTTATCCGTGAACCAGTCAACACTCCTAGGTAGGTTTTTAGGGTCTGACACTATTCCTAAATACTCACTGAAATCAGACATGTACTTTGAAACTAAACGTTCTGCTCTTTGGTTGTATGCGTCTGCTACTTCTGGATTATATTCTACAGGGTATCCTCTACCACGAAATGAACCTTCTTCCATTTCAAAACTACCAGAACTTAGAGCGTCTTGCTGCTCAGTTTGAAACTTTGCTATTATTTCATCAAACTCTGTATTAAAATTATCTAATTCACCAGCTTCTTTTAAAAAATTATGAAAATCTACTGTATCTTCACTAATTTCTAGTGCCTCGCCCGCAGTGTATTTTCCTGTTTCTATGTCCTCAAAAGGTATTCTGGGGTCGTCTCCAATTTTAGAGACTATGTGGTCGACATGCATTCTATCGCCGAATTCATCTTGTTTTGCTACAGAAGCTGCCAATTTACCTTGATCTCTAGTGAGTAAGTAAGGGTCACTTTGGATTTCTTGCAGTACTAACACATTATCCTCTCCGTCCATAGTTTCAAACGTGTATCTTTGGTGCATGTAGTTGTTCGCTCTAGGTGCTTGGCTATTACTTAATTTAGTACCTAATCCCACTTCGTTGTGTCTCATGTTTTGAAAACTTGTTTTTCCTGATCCTTGTTTACCGTAAAGTTGACCGTCATCGAACATACTAAACTTACGTTCACCGTAAGATTGGCTCATGGTTTGTCTGGCTTCGTTATACGAGGTTGTAGGACTGTCTAAATCATAAACAGGTCTTTTAGTAGTTAAGTATGAATAACCTGATTCTGCTGTATCATCCATAGTTGAGTTTAACCCGTAATATGCACTGGTCTCTTGTATTTTAGGAGCGTTTCTCTGTAATTCGTTCATAACTTGAGCAGGAGTAGCACTACCAATAGCTAAAAAGTCTTCTGATAAAAAGTCATCTATTTGTCTATCTACGTTTTGGTTTACGTTACCTTTACCCGTTACCCCGTATCTTCGCATACCTTGAAGTATGTTGTTTATTGGGTAAATTTTGTTAGGTTTTTTATAAAGGTCTGATTCAGCTAAAGCTATTTGACTCATCATCTGTGTGTCGTTGTCGGCGTACCTTAAAGGCATTAAGTTACCTTCGGAGTATGTGCCACTATTCCAAGAGTTTGTACCTACTTTGTCATTTAGATTTCTAGGACGGTCTGCGGTGTGTAGTACTTTGTGTTCTAAAGCTTGAGGCTTAGGAGGTGGTGGTAGTAGTGGAGGTTCTTGGTATGTTTTTAGTTTAGGTTTTACAGAAGAAGAAACTTTACTACTCCCAGGTAGACCAATTGAAGCTGCTGATATTAAACTACCTAGTAACGGGTTGCCTTCTTCGATCATCTTTTCACCTTCTAGGTAACCGAGTACGTTCCCTGGTCCAGGAGTATAGGATGCTACAGTTGCTAAATCTTGACCAGAAGCCATGGCACTACGTTCATCGTTAAAACCAAAAGGTTGCTTGTATAAACCTTTACCTATTAGGTCACCGAACTTTTGTGTTGGTCCACGTTCTAAAGGGGAAGCTATTTGTTCCGTGCCGTAAGAAGGATCGTTAGTGGAACTCATTTCCTCAAGCATCTTTTTGTACTTGATGCGTTCTAGCATCTCTTCATACCCTAAAGGTGAGTATTTATTTTCCATTGATTCTTTGTTCCATATCCTTGAGCTTCATTTTATACTCTTTACGTGCAGTTTGTAAAGTTTCTTTATTCTGCATAATGATACTAGGGACACTGGTCGAGTAATGTTCGTCCTCGGGGTGTGACCAAAACCACATGGCGTCTGGTTTATTGTTACTTAAATCTTCGACCATGGATATTAGATCATCGCGAATGGTCGAGGGGTGACACTTGAATAAAACCGCGTCATAGTTTTCTAAGGTCTCATAATAGATGCCTAATAGTGAGGGGTGGTACTCAAAAACAAGTAACCGACCTTGGTCAAATGACTCTAAGGAATGAGGGCATACGGGCTTTATGTGTTCAAAGTAGTCTCTCATAGGCTCTGAAAATTTGCAAAAAATTTTGGTTAGGAGACCCTAATTCTAGCTTACTTTTCCAATATGTGAAAGTCATGGCTTATGGCTCTTTAAATCTAAGCTACGGCTAAACTCACACCAGCTCCTGTATAAGGGGGGTGGGGGGTGTTTTTATGTGCCCGCGGGAGCCGAGCTGAAACCGGTATAGATATAGATATAGATCCGGGGGGGGGGGGGGGTGGTGGTGGAGTCGTCGTGGTGTAGTCTCCGTGGGTCGGCTCCTGCCGGTGTGTGCCCCGCAGGGAGCTTTTTGAAGCCGACGACTATTATACTATATAAGTAAAGTAAAGTAAAGCTTTTATTTATATTGCGTGGGTCGCCCGTTAGGGCGGGGTATAAGACAAAATATGTATAGTTTATATATATATAATTAGTATACTTAATACTTTACTTTACTTACTAGACACGCTATACTAGTTATATAAGGTTTACTAGTACCGCCTTATAAACTAACTAAATTAGGTACTTAAAAAGGGGTTATTATTATTAATACTAATACTAAAACTAAACCGGCTACTAGCGTAAAACCTAGCGTAGCTAAAACTAATACGCCTTTAGCTACTATAAGGGCTAATAACTTAGTACTTACGTACGTAGTTAAAAACGGGGCTACCCATAATATTAATAGGGCTAGTAAGGTTAATACCTTTACTTACGCTAACGCGTTAGCCTTATATAAAACCCTAGGTTACGGGGGCGGGGACCTAGCCTATGACATTAAGGGCGGTAGGCTTATTAACCTTAGTTAAGGTTAGTTAGGCGGGGGGCGTAAGCCCCCTTTTTTACGCCTATAATAAGATTATGATTATGAACAAGATCATGATCATGATGTAGATGTCTTTGTCTTTGTGTCTTTGTCTTTGTGTCTTTGTCTTTGCGAGCGATAGCGAGCAGAATTCCATGGACGATGGTTTATCGGGGGGGGGGGTGTGTGTGCTGCTGCTCCTCCTAATGCTCTGTGTGCCCCGCAGGGAACATTATGTATGGTTTTTATATATATCTTTTATATACTTCTTTTTAAATAATACTTTACTTTACTTTACTTCTACGCTATAATTATTATACTGTTTAGGTAATAAGGCGTCTAATCAGTGTTTAACTAATAGCCTTACGGAAAAATGTATAATGAAAAATACTAAAACTAAATCCGCTATTGCGGTAACTCCTAAAGTATCTCCTCAGGTACTTCAATATATGCCTGGTATAGCTAGGGCAGAACACAATATCAAGCGTGCTAAGGCGGTTCGCGGTATGTCTGTTGAATCTGCGTTAGCTCACTATGCTACTATATATCCTAAAGGTGCTCAAACTCACCTTAACTACGATATTTCAAAAGGTAGTTTAGTCCTCAAGTAAGGGCTAGGGTTGGGGGGCTACGGCTCCCCTTTTTTGTACCTATAATAAGAGATCATGATCATGATCCATGGTGCATATATAGTGTGTCTTTGTCTTTGGATCGTGATCATGATCCGGAACATCTAGATCGTGATCTGTGGACGATGGATCGTATTGCCATATTGGCTGTGTCTTTGGTTTTTGTGTCTTCAACCATGGTTCATGGTCAATTGTTAATAGCCGTAGGTTTTTGGTTCGTGTGTCTTAGCCTATGGTTTCTTAGTTGTCACTATATAGGTTATAGTGGAGAGGTCTATTACTTCGTTAGTTTCTGTTATATGCTTTATCTCTGGTAGTACCATTAACCACCCATTCACTACCCTATTACCTTCACCATACTAATAGGCTCATAATAGGGTAGCCAATAACCTAGTAAGAAGGACTAACTACAGCTTCCTAGAAGGTTAGCTATTAGCATATTAGCTAATAGTCTTGAAATGTGAAAAAACTTTTATGGTTTTTCCACAGTAGTATATAAGTAACAGCTTAAGCCATTCTCAATTTACTTAAATCTATATCACCTTTAAGGTTAGGTGCGCAATTGTAACACACAGCCTCGCCTTCATCACAGCCACTCTCGTGGTAGTAGGTTGCTCCTCTTGCGTAATAGCTTTTAACCCAGTACTCACCACAAGGTAAACTAGGGCAAGATTTTTCTTGGTCTAATAAATACTCTTTAAAAATTACAGTATCACATTCATCACAGTTAGTATTTTTCATAATTTATTCCTTTTATATTAGTTATTAACTAAGGTAATTATACTAATGATCAATAACATGGTATAGCATAGTCAAATTAATCAAATAGTTTAATACTATATAAGTTCTCTAAAGCGTAGCCTAAACTGCCAGTATAATCAGGACCATCTCCCTCAAACCATTCACCACCATGATACTTTTTAAGTACTTCATTATTTACTATTTTGACATTGAAGCATTCACCATAAGTAGTTGAGTTTTCCATAATGTCGAGTAGCTTTTTATTAGGACCGCCTTGGTCTTCTATAATATCTATTAAATCAAATTTATTCATATTTATTTATTCCACTAAGTATTTATTAACTAAGGTAATTTTAACGCTGATCAAATACATAGTATAGCATAGTCAAATTAACCAGGTAACTTAATCCCAACTCTCAGTGAGACAACGATGAAATAACTCTACACCATACTCGTACAACTCTTGGTCGGTGTATATTTTATTACGTATAATATTCACACCCGCATTATCATAAGCCCCACTGGTCTCGTGAAAAGTATTAACGCCATCGTTCCAGAACTCGAGGTAATCACCAGTACGGTTTTTACGCAGTGGTGCGGGGTATTTAAGGGTTAGTTGATGCTTGTGGTCACCATTTTCTTCTCTGATTAATTCCCAATCTGAAGGAAGCTCCGCCCAGGGAAATTTAGTTACCCATTCGTCAAATGTTCCGTATTTCATAGTAACCCCCTAGTAGTTGATAGGGGTAGGGGCAGTATTGTACATATCCCATAGGGTTTCAGTCATGTCTAAGGTACTAGTGAAACTTTCACTATTTAAACGGGTGACAAACTGCCCACCGAAAGAATTTTTACCGTATACACTATGCCACAAGGCTTTACGCTTATGAAAATATAACCCATCTGTTTTTAAAGTTAGGTAAAGATTACTCTCTACCTGCTTAGTACCTTCTGTTTTTATTAGTTCTGACATAATAACTTCTCCTTTATATTATTTATTATAAGTAAAGTATAATAAACATTATAAGGATGGTATAGCATAGTCTAAAAGTATTTAAGCCCTACCATCTCGTGTATTATAAGAATCATCAACGTACCTATAATCTTCGGCAAATAATTCATGAGCCACAGCCTTTAGTTGAAGTACACTAAACTGACCTTTAACTACCGACCAGTGATGAGCCTCAAAGCCACCGTCAACATGAGCGTAAGTAAACCACTTAGGATCTTTATTACTACCTTTATTGAAGTCGTAAAAATTGATAGCTATACGATGCGTTTTATTAGGACCCAGCAGTAACACGTTAAGTTCTTTAGGGTATTTGATAGTGAATAAATACCCACTATCATCAGCCAAGGGGCGATCACCAGGGGCACATTCTTCAAAATCTTCGGCTTTTACATTCTCGTTATTCATATTAATTCCTATTATATTATTTATTAATAACCTATTTTACTAAGCATTTAATACATGGTATAGCATAGTCAACTAATACCATACGCACATAACAGCTTTACGCTCGCTCGCTACCTTAAGCAAGGTCATTAGGTCATGCACCTCTCTATAGGTATATTCTTCTTCGTAAGGGGAATACGCACCTTTAGTTTGGTAAACTATTGTGTCATCATCCATGGTTTCTTTAGTAACTCCTACAATTTCTTTAACGGCTTGTAATAAATCACTGAGTAAAGTAGCTTGTTCTTTCAGTTTATCACTGGGTATATAACTGTCTTCGTCTTGTTCGATATACCATGTATGTTCTCCGCTACTAAGTTCCTGTATTAAGGGTTCATACACTTTACCCCTAAACGAGCCGTCACAACCAAGACCACTAAACATACCGCCACACAACCTGACGTCTTTTATACGCTCGTCATCTTCGCTAGTAAAACTTTTATCACGGTCATTGCCGTGTACAATATAACAATCTAATCCCATATTAAAACTCCTCGTTTAGTATTCTTTTAACTTCTTCAAAGTCATCATTTTTCACAGCTTCTAAAAGGTTGTCATTTTCTAAAGCAACGCCCACATCAACCATAGCTTCTGCACAGGCTACTAATAGCATAAATTTCTTAGGGCTACCTTTAACAGTTTCTGAGTGCCATGTCATATTATCTTCCTATACTCTTGGTATCGTTAAGGGTTATATATTGGTACGCACCTTTATTATAAGTAGGTGCACATTGCTTTTTCCTCTGCTCGGATAACCTTTGGGCTATATCTTCTCCGCAAGGTAAACAGGTGACGTAACCTAAAGACACTCTGCCTTTAGGTATACCATCGTCGCATAAATTACAAGGCGTCATTCTTGAGCCTCGCGTTTAGCTTTTTCTCTAGCTTTGAACTCTTCAAAGGTCATAGTAGAGCCGTCCTCGTTTATAGCGGGGGCTATACCTGTAAGTTCCTGAAGCTCTTTAGCTCCAAAAGTTACCGTTGCCAGTACGTTACTATTCTTCATATTAATACTCCTATTTATTTAATTAATATACCTAAATAATAGGTTAGATTAAAAGTAAAGTATAGCATAGTCTAAAAGATATTAAACAGGAGCCAGAATAAAAAAACATACTTCAGTATCTTACGGTCAGTCTGGTCCACTGCTTAACCATTAACCCAAGCTAACACAACTGCGTCAGGTATATGGTTTATAACACTATGCACTGAGAGATGGCTGGTAAACTTACCTTCATTAACACTGTTGCAATGGAGAATAACGTATCTGCCATCTACCCACGTAATAATTTTACAAATATCACTAAACTCTGGGAACTCTCTCATTATTTCTGGAGTCAAGCAGGGAGCAGTTTGTACTGCCCCTCCTTCACTAAAAGATAAGTCACTTATCGCGTCTACTAAAACGCACTTACTGTCTTCTATGTTAAGCATTAGTCTAACAACACGTAGTAAGCTGTAGGCTCATGTTTTTTAAACCAATCTAAACCTATACGTACATCGTCATACAGCCTAAATTGCTCACTACCTTTTATCATATCGTACACAGCGACAGCGTCAGGTTCAAGCATTACTGCTTCACCAGTGTAGGGGTTTTTAACCTCTACTGGTTCATCGTCAAGTATTTCTAAGCCTTCTGGTATTTTTCTATTAGTCATACTTTTAACCCCATTAGAGACATTCTTAAAGGTAGTACAAAGACAGCGTTGCACATAAGACAACACCTACCTTCTTTATACGGCTCAGCATTTTCGCCTGAATCCCAGTATACTTTACCTTCAGCGGTTTTCTTTACTTCTATGGCACCTTTACAGATAACACATTGTTTTGGTTTACTCATAATTTACTCCTATAAATTATTTATTTATTAAAGGTTAAGTATTATACCGATGTATTAGATGGTATAGCATAATCAACCTTATGTTTTTTGACCGTATCGTACCCGTCTTCGTAGTTATACGAATAAGGTCCGTAAAAGTCACTTGCGTTTTTCCTTTGCTTACCTTCAAGAGCGTCTTTTACACCACTCTTGAAGGCTTCTAGACTAGACAATTTCTAAAGTTTTAATTTTATTAATGTCATAATTTAAGTCACTAGCGGAATATAAACCCCCTGCTAGTGCTTCTTTCACTGTTTTACCATTAACGGATTTAACTCTGTAGTTATTTTCGTCGCTGGTTACTTTTTTACCTGTTGCTTTTAATTTAGCATCAGGGTGAAATTTACCATATTTCAAGGTTGCAGTTTTCTCAACCTTAGTAGTTGGTATTACTTGACCCTTCACCGTAGTGGGAGCCTTCTTTTTTAATGTAGCTTTTGTCATAATTTTTGCCCTCCTTAAAGGCTTAACTTTTAAGTACCCATTAAGTATATTAATGATTATAAGTAAAGTAAAGCATAGTCAAAAAGAAGATTAAAGTGCTTAGTGTGATAGTCCGTAGTAATAGTGGAGCCATGTTACATGGCTACTCGCTACCTCAATCCGCCACTAAGCAAGCGGACTAATAACCCATGTAACATGGAATTATTGTAAAAAGTGTGAATGTCTTAGATTAACCCACATTGTAATTAATACTATTATTTGGGGTGACAAAACTCTCTTGAGTCAAGATAGGGGGTGTCACACACATCTAAGTCGATTACGCCATCATTCACAAACAGCTTTGGAATCCTATATTCCCCAAAATTTAAGGCTTAGGATCAAATAACTTTTTAAGGTTATTATATCTCTCGGTAGGAAGATAATGTAGATGTTCTAATCTATCCTCAGTATTCATATACTGCCTAGCCCCGCAATCTTCGCACTCTAGAACACTATCTAAAGTACCTTTTTTATTCACAAGTATACTATTTCGCCAGTCGTGAGCCATTAGTAAGTTCCCCCATAGTTAAACAAGACTCAACATAAAGTTTTATCTGTATAAACGCTTCATAGTTATGCATGCTTTCTTCAACCTTACCAGGTATATTCATGCTGGGTAGCATAGCCTTACTAATAGTAAGTAATGATTTTTCTAGCCTTTGCTTTGTTTCTTTATCCATATTTACTCCCGTATTTATTATTTAATAAAAACCTACTATACCTAAGACTTATTAGGTGGTATAGGATAGTCAAAATTGTTTATATCAACTTCAAAGTCATCTATTTGTCTACTGAATAAGTCAGCGGTAGGCATGTCTGGGTCGAGGTAAACATCGTTAGTATACCTTTCTTGTAGAATAATCTTCTTAACAATAGAACCTATATGACCTTGGTTAGCTCTAAATAAAGCTTCTGATTCTGAGGTGGCTTTAACGGGGTATATCTCACACGTCATAGTGGTGAGGGGTATGTAGTACGTCTTCAAGTTTGGGTTGTTGCTAACTAGACTTAATTTAGGTCTTTCTTTCATTTATGCTCCTTAATATAAATAGGTGGGCAGTTATAGTGGTACCCACACTCGAACATTACCTTTTATAGTCACCGAACGCCTGACTAGTTACTAACTAACTAAGGTAATTAAACCTTACATCAAAATGACAGTAAAGCTTAATCATACGACCCGAGTAACCAAAATACCAATAGATACCTGTCACCTTTACCAACCTTTAAACCACGGTGCATGTGTGTAAAACTAGGGAAAAATAAAGCACTACCTCTGGGTAAAGGGGGTACAACTCCTCTACCATGAAACTCAGTACCTCCGCCTTCATAATCACCGGTATTTAAAGGCACAACTACACTTATATCAGCACTAGCGTCATGGTGCCACTCACCTTGCTCTCTTTTAGCTAGATTGTAGTTAGCTAACTGTATAGAATTTATTTTTAAACTGAATCTTTGCCATACTGCTAGGAATAAAGGGTTCATGTGGTTTAACACTACGCTGTGTAGATTTTCAGACAACTGTGGTACATTATCTTGTAGGGTCACCTCAGGTATTTGTCGTAACTCGTCTTCATCATAATTTTCTACAAATCCTAAGTAATGTTCGATATTTTTGATTTCATCAAGCATCATATCACAGAATTCTTCCGTAAATAAAGGCACGGAGTAAACGTCGGGTAGTTCTTCTTTTATATATTCTTGTAAAGGTATTTTTAAGTCTTCTGTACCTTCTGACTTATGAAACTTTAGCAAATCTTCTTCAGAGTCTTGAATCATAGCTAGTGTGGTTTTATCAATCATCCAGTCAGATTGTAAAGCTAACATAGTGTTTTTAATTCTATACGGTCTTTCATTATCCATTTATTACTCCTTAATGTAGTATTGGTAGTTTTGTTTCTTCATCAATTTCACCTATAATCTCAATCTTTAATAGTTTTGCTTCTCGGTTAGCTTCATCATAATCGTAAGCAAAAATAAACGGTCCAGAAAATATTTTTTCTTCACCATCTGTATCTGTTAATTTGAACTGCGTAAGAAATATTCTAGTAGTGTCGCTGTCCATTACCAGGTCTTTTTCTTTTGTTTTTCTTCAGCTACATTCTTTAACTCACTGATCTCCCGATCTTTTTTAAAGATTTTATCCCAGTTTTCATCTATCTTTTTTACGTCTTCCGGACGCCTAGCACTACCTTTACCACCACGCCATTTCATTTTCTTTTTCTCATTAATTTATCTTCTGTTCTCCGTAGTGACCATTCTAAAAATCTACTTATTAATTTACTTATGTACTTCATATTTTTCTTTATACTCTTCTCTAAGTTCTGGGAACTCACTTAAATATTTAGTGAGTATGTGTTTGTTATCTTTATCTGTTAAAAGTTTTTCTAACGTTTCTCTAAGAGCCAAAAGATTATCTGTAGCAATATCTCTTTTTATCTCAGCCAGTATTTCTTCAACTAGGGTGTTCATATTTCTTGCTCATCTACTTCGCCTTCTATAATTTTACCTGCTGGTAATACTCCGCCAGTGTCGTAATACAGTTGTTTCATACGGTCTAAAACTTCTTCTTTAGACATAGTATCAACTCGGTTGACAGTTAGTTCACTACGATTTACATAAAGCCCTGCTGCTTTACCCCTAGCAACTTCCGCAGTTACCGCAGCAGACCATGCTCCATTACGCATAGCCCCTTCTCTAATATCTTTTAAGTCAGTGAGGTGAGTAGATAGATCTAGCTCAACTTTTTTGGCTGCTTTTTCTTGTAGCATACCTATTCTTTGCTTAACTAAAGGGTTAGCTTCTGAATCTAGTAAGTAACCAGCACGAGTAGCGTTTTTCTCACTGTACCCTGCGTCTATTGCAGCGTCTTTCTTCTTCATACCTTTAGCTACGTTTTGAGCATATTTTTCCTGCTTAGGAGTTAGCTTCTTTTTTTCTTTTGTCATCTCTTTTGTTTTTTGCACCTATTTTATAATCTTCTCTTCTTTGCGTATGCTGGTATTTCCTACTTTGTAGTGTTGTGTAACTAATATCATGAGCGTCATCGTAGGCTCGTTTAAATTCTTTTAGTCCGTCAAACACGACCTTATATTCATAATCTTCTCTAGCTCTTAAATTAGCTTCGTGGTTTTGTATAGCGATATCAAGTATTTCATCGTCAACGTGGAAGTCTGAGACTAAGTGGTCACTAGAACCCATAAACAATACTTCATCTTTTTTAATTGAACCAGCTGTTGTAAAAGACCTAGGACCACCATTCATATCTTTATGAATACCCTTATACATTTCCATATTCTTTTTTGTTTGTACTTTTTTACTACAAACCGTACCGCATGTTCTATATCTGGTTACAGTATTAGTACACCCTGGACCAGCACATATTGTCATTCTGTTCTCCATACTCTTAGGTATTTATCACCGTCTTCATACACAGTACGGGAAGTCAATATCTTACCATTACGAGTACCATAAGCAGACGCAGCAGTTCTAAACCTGACTACTTCTTTTTCGCTATCGTAAGCAATAGCCATGCTATCTCCTACATCTAACTTATAGAAATGATACTTCTGTTTATAGTTGTTAGCTTTATCGGGTAAGGGTATGTCCGAAGTTATCTCCACACTACTTACCGTTCACCGATAGAGAGCCACCTTTCCAAAAGTAAGCGTCTTGGTGTTGAGGGTGGTCAGGTCTTTTGAATACGTAGATAGTATCTGGGTTATATCTCATGTCAACTAAATTACACGCGTCCTCAATCATACTTTCTTCGTAACATAAAATTTCTTCACGGTCATCTAAAGACTTACTACCATAACTCACTACCCAATGAGGGTCAAGAGCATGGTTAGCCGAATAAATCATTCTTATATCTTCACTCATATATTACTCCTATATAAATATATAGTATATATAGTATATACCATCAGTAGGTAAGTAAATGATTTTGTTAATATATTTAAGGGGGTTTACGCCTTGATTTAGTAACTAAAGCCTTAGTACCTAATACTTAAATCAAGGGCTTAAAACGGCTCACAGTAAGCCTAAACTAGGAATTTTTAGTTATATAACCTAGCTTTATATCATACTTAATATCATTAAGAGTTAGCACACCTCTATCTAATACTTTTTGTATACTCGGCTTACCTATGTAACTCAATAACCTTTTTTTATTCTTTTGGCTCATTGGTACTTTATCTGTACGTATTAATATCTGGGTAGTATCGTAAGGGTCACGACCACGCACAGTTGTACAGTAGTTGTTAGGTTTAGGTATGTCTACCTTATGGTTTTTATATAGATTTTTCATATCATCCTCGGTTATATGTTTAGCCTTTTTCATTAATACTTTGTATAAAGCAAACTGCCCACATTTAGCAGTATCAAACTTTTTAGCTTTACCTGTGTATTCTTTATACCAACGCTCAGCTTGGGGTATACCTAAAGAAGGAGACATTTTCATAGGGTCACCTATATAAATACCACCGCCTTTTACTTTATGCATCTCAGTCATATTGAACTTCATTACCCGACTAGGTAAGTCAGGTAAAAAGTATACAAAGTGTGTGCTATACGCTGGGTGCATCTTTCTTAGTAGCTATGGTAAAGTGTTCATATATACCCGCTTCTACTAGCTGGTCGTATGCATCTTTTTTACTTTTCTTAAGCCCGTAAAAGTATTCTTTTAATACCCCGAAACTAGAGATTCTAGTAAACTTAAGACCACTTGACTTAGCTTCTAGTTTTAGCCCTATTAAAGCTGTAGCCATACGCATATTGTGCATGTCCTCTAAATAGTAACCACCCTCGTCTGCAGCTTTCCAAACCTCACCGTTTAATTCTAACATAGTTTTCTCCTTTAAATTAACTATATTAATTAAACTATAGGTCGCTAGTCAATACTAGCATAGTCTAATTAAAGTTACCAGCTAGGTTGATCGTCGTACTTACCTTTTATAAGCCTAACGTTCTTTGAATTTAACCAGCCTCTAAGTTCCTGGCTTCTTTCTTTACTGGTGGTATCTTTCTTGGTATATATCTCTGCTTTTTTATCCATAAACATTTTATACCCAGTGTAATAGTCACCGTCTCCTAATTCACTGAACCTAACAATCTGCCATGCACGTGCTTTAGTAACACCAAACTCGTATCCTATTTCCTCAAGAGTCTTACCTTCCTTTGAACTCATGACTATTTCAGAATACATCTCTTCTTTTTCTATACGTCTACTCATTTAAAAAACTCCTTATAATGAACTGTTGCTTCTCCCCAACTTCTACCTATTTCTGCATCAACTTTATTGGGAACACATAAAGGTGTACAGTCCGCCATTACCTGCATGATAAGTTCACACTGGTCAGGGTCGGTAACTGAAATATCTAATTCATCGTGTACTTGGGTATGTGGTAAAATACCTTCTTTGTACAAGTCAATCATTGCTTGCTTAGTCATATCTGCTGCTGAGCCTTGTATTAATCTATTCATAGCTTTATAGGTAAAAGCTCTTTTAACTTGACTACCATACTCAGTAACAGCTTTTTCATAAGGGTAGGCTGGTTGTCTATCATTCATAGGCTCGTAAAGATTAAACCTACATTTACGCCCAGCTATAGTGGTTATATATCCACGGTTAGCCCCAAGCCTAGCACATTGATCACGTAACCCCTTGATAAAAGGTACTCTTTTATGATAGGTATCAAATAGTAACTCTGCTTCCTGCATAGATAGGTCTAGCTGTTTTACTAGCTTATCTTTACCCATCCCGTAACTTAGCCCTAAGTTAATTATCTTAGCTTCTTTACGGCTTATGTTAGCCATATCTGCTACTACCTGATGAAAGTCAGCATCCCTATTACGGTAAGCATCAACTGCTTCTTCTGCCCCTTCTTGCTCGGTAGCTGAAGCGTAATGTACTGTTAGTCTAGGTTCTTGCTGAGAGTAATCAAAGCAACCCCAGTAATGGTCTTTTTCAGGTATAAAGATACTACGAATTAATGGACCAATATCCTCATTACGAGCGGGTACTTGTTGTAAGTTAGGGTTACTACTACTGAACCTACCTGTTACTGTACCACCACGGTCACTACGTAAAGGATGAAGTTCTCCATGTATTCTACCACCCACACTATGCTCTAGTATCATCTTATCTATAAAGGTAGTCCTAGCTTTATTTAGCTTACGTGCTCTTACTATGTTATTAGCTAACTTATGGTCATGAGCTTCTAACCAGTCACCAGCAAAAGATGGTGCGTTAGTCTTAGGTGTACGTGGGTAGCTTAATCCTGCCCTATCAAATACTGTAGCTATAGACTGTGCTGCCCATAGGTCAGGCTTCATACCGAACTCTTTATGGATAGAAGTTAGTATGGTGTCTTCTTCTTTCTTTAATTTTTTACTCACCCTTTCTGCTACGTCAAGGTCAACAGGTACGCCTTTATATCTCATGTCAAGTAAGATAGGTATTAGAGCAGTCTCTAAGTCATATATCTTGGTAACGTTTTCTGCTTTAAGTAACTCTTTAAATACTCCCCATAACTTTAAGGTAAGTGCTGCGTCTTGCTCACCGTATGGACCAACATACCTAGCGGGTAACTTATACATCTCACTCTTAGGATTTAACCCATAAGCTTCTGCTGCTTGAGTAAGTAAAGTTTCATCTTTATTCTCACCACAATATTTTTTACCTAGATTATTTAATGAGTAACTATATTGATTCTCATCTATTAAAGGAGCAGCGAACATAGTGTCTTGTATCTTACCTTTGACTTCTATACCATAGCGTTTAAGCCAACCCATATCGTATAAAGAATTATGGAATACTTTGTCGTTACCGTAACTCATCTGTTTAGTCATCCATTTGATAACTAGGTTTTTATCCAAGTTACCACCACCCTCGTGCTGTATAGGAAAATATAAACTAAAGTCTTTAGTGGCTATGGCTATACCTGTGATATAACCAGCGTCTGGGAATGCCCAAGATGGACCATGAGACATTAATAATGGGTCATAGGTCTCTAGGTCTATAGCTACTTCACTGTATCCACTCAGGTCAGGTAGACTACTCGGGGGTGTCCAATCCACCTCAGGCAAAAATAAACTTACTTGTCTCGGCATACTCTATTCCTTAACTCGGTTGAGCTAAACTGATGTGCTCGTTTATTAAAGTGTACTTTTTTAATACCGAACTCTTTACGTCCGGAAAAAGGTTTCTTGTAATACTCGTCACCTATTATTCTTATGTCCCACTGTACGCCCCTTAATATATTAAGTAGGTCGTCTTCTCTTTCGTAAACTAGTATGTCGTCAACATATCTACACGCCTTAACTTGAATCTGTCTTTCAACTATGTTTTGTATTGGTGTGTTTTTCTTAGGTCTATCTATACTAGGGTCTTTTTGAATACATACGGTTAGGTGATCACACACCGTTTTAGCCTCAGCTAACATAAGTATATGACCAGCATGGAATAAATCAAAAGCACCAAATGTTATGCCCTTAATCATTACTAGCTAAATGCCCTTCGACTAACAATAAATATCTACGTAAGTCACGTATGTCATCTAATATGCCGTCACTACTAGGGTCTTGTTTAATAGTTTTAAATATGTCATAGTTATCAGAACTAACTTGATTCTCTATCCTATCCCACTTACGGGCGAGCATCATAAAAGCACCTACCCCACCCCTCAAACGCCAACTATCTCCATAACTTTCCTGGGCTATCTCTAAAGCTTCTACATCACTTTTAGCTAACTTACCTATAAAGTCAAAATTACTACCTGCCATTTTATATACCTCCGTATATCTTAGTGAGGTAGCCAAGTAAATGCTTACCTCTTTCGTTTAATTTATCTGAAGCTAAATACTCCACACCGTTACTAAATACCTCGTTCATATTAGTATTCCCTAGACGCCTTTGACGTACACAAAAAACTAATAACTCAAACATATCTGCTTGTTTACCTAGCTTACTTTCAGCACGGCTCAGCTTGTAACTGATACCTATACTGTCTTCGTATTTAGTTTCTATCCTTTTTAATACTTCAACTAAGTCAGGGTTAGCCCACTTAACTGGTGCTGGTATATCACCGGTAAACAGTTCAGCTACGTCATGAGTTAAAGCTCTTAATATAGCTTCCTTACTTACGTTAGGGTCAAGATACTGTAGTATCATAGCTACGCCCCAAGAGTGAGAAGCTACTGACTGCTCACCTATAGTTTCTAAAGTGTGGTAACGCTTAATAGCACCACCACGTATCATATTGAATAGATCATTCATATCTGTCATCACACATTTTCTCCTTACCGAAATAACACCACTTACAACCAAACGTACTAGGTTTAGCTGGAAACTCTGTAGCCTCGGTCATAGCTACGGCTCTGTCATTTAATTTCTTTTGTTTATGTACTATATTTTCAGCACTATACTCATACCTATCAATCTTACCATGGTCTAAGTACCAGAGCTCAGTAGTTATGGTTTTAATTTCAGGCATACGTTCTAGTACTACTGCCCCATATAACTCACACTGCTCTCTATGTACTTCTTGGTTACCGTCGTATCTACCTGTTTTAAAGTCTATAACTCTAGCGGTATCTGTACCGTCAATATGTACAAACGCATCTACTTTAGCCCTACCCCATGTAGTTTCACCGAACCATGGTGCTGGCTTCCAGTCTTTATCAAAAGCCCAGTCGCCCTCACAGGTTACATAACTTTTAAGGTGAAGGTCTTTTAATGCATCAAAGGCTTCTTCAAAGTCTGCTAGTTCTTTAGGTATCTCATCAAATCGACCCCTTATATAATCCTCACACAGAGTATGAATATCCTTACCCCTATCCATAGCTTTATTCCCAGGCTCTTTAATACGCTTAACATAAGCATAGTGTGCTTTCTTAGGACACTTTTCAAAAGTACCTAGTCTACTGTATGACCACTGATATATTTGACCACTCACTTTGCTCTCCTTAGTAACCAGTCAAACCCTGCATTAGCCCAGTCTGTAGCTAGACAGTTTTGTACTTCTGACATAGCGTCATCAGTTTCTCCTTGTTTATGTAAAAACCAAGCATCCTGTAAAGGTACAGCCACGCCACTAAAAAACACATCATTAAACTCTACAGCTTCAAAAGGCTTACGCTCTAAGAATCTATGTAGGTCTACGTTCCAGTCATCTATGTTATCGCTATTGAACATAGGGAAATTATTAATGGATTTATTATCATACGGGTTCTCAAAATGCTTCATTGAGTAGTAGTCAAAAGAGTCAGACTCTTCTAACCTAGAATGCATTTCTTCAAAGACTTTAGTGTACGCATGAAAACTATCACTAACTTGAGTGTACTCACCTATTTCTACATCTATAGCACTAGCTACGTATTCTTGTAACATAGACATATGTACTACGTTAGCCCCGAATGTGCCCCAGATAGCATCGTTAGACCTACAACAGACTGTCATTAATAACCTGTTATTACGTATCTTAAAATAAATACTAGTGTTACAAGGTACATCTACGCCCTCACGGTCTAAGTCTTCTACGGGATCCCACATCTGTAGTACGCATCTTCTATCGGTAGGATCATTCTTTAGTCTTTCAATAATGATATCTAATTGATTAATTCTAGTGAACGCAGCACTGTTACCTTTACGGAAATAGTCTATCCATCTCCAACCATAAGCACCGTGTAATGTTTTACCGTCGTCGCTGTATTCAGACATACGCTGATTATACTGCTTAACAAACTCTAAGTCATTACGCCCAGATAACATCCATAAACCTTCCATAAAATGAAAGAAAGGGTTAGCGTCACGTACTTCTTCAAACAGTACTCTCTCCCAAGGTTTTTCATATACCGTTGATACGGCAACTGGATGCTCTATAACATTACCTGCTCTACTCTCTGTTATGTCACCTTGATCAAAAGACAACATATCCATAGCTTTGATAAAGCCGTCATTTACATTTCTACAATTTAATACGTCCATTAAAATAATTCTCCTGATTGTTTATTTATACCACTGTTATACGCTCTTTTCCATTGTACGTTTACGTCCTTACGTATAGTACCACCCCATGCTGTTTTAGTTTCTTTCTCTACTACCTTAACAAAGTCAGGGTGTAAACTGTGAAGTAACTCAGCACCATTTGACTGTACCTCAGGGGTACGCCACTCACTACAACCGCCATCCGCGTTAGATGACTTTTGACCTTGAGCATAGTAGTAACTAATCTTACTACTTTTACCTTGACGCAATAGCTGTAGGTTAATATCAAAATCTTCCATGACCTCAGTTCTAGCTAACTCGATACCGTCAAACATATCTAGGTTATACCCTAACACCCTCATATACCTAGTATTTTCAACTGATAAATGCTCAACACGGTTATTACCTTCCCTAGCACTTACCCCAACATGGGCATGGTCATCTAACCACTTATCTAAAAGACCAAATAAAGCAGGATATTCATCAGGCTCCATGTATCTTAGATGCCAGTCGGTAGGAGACTTACGTATATAAAAACGCAGGTCATCATCTAACATAACTATCTTAGGGTCTGTGGTGTTATCGTGTATAAACTTACGTTTACCTGATATACCTTTTATAGATGAAGGGATAACCATGTACTTACAATCGTATTTACCTTCATACAAATGCTCTTCATCGTCATCAATTACTAAGACAACATCCTTACGCATATCATCTGGGAAAAATGACAAGGTCACTTGATCGTGTGCCCTGCCTCTGGTTGGAATATAAATAATCATTATAGTACGTCCTCCTCATATTCACGGGGTTTATATCTGGAACGCGGTCTACCTTGACCTAAACGTGTCCTCTCATATTTATCAAACTCACATAGACAATGTTCTATGTCTCTCATCTCTAATGGTAGAGGTGTATTATTCAGTAAGGCTAGTAAGTCTCTCATCTCTTGTATAAAGAGGGGCTTCTTTTGTTTACTGTCTAACGGTCTACCGAATATTCTATTTAACCCTCTCATTGCTCCTGGTCCAGGGTTAGCCCAAGTCATGATATCGGGTGCGTTACGTAACCATTTAGTATGGCGTAAATCAGTAACTACCTCGTAAGACATAAAGTCACTAAATCCAGGGTAGGGTAAAAAACTTTTCCAACTCTCTTCTAAACTATCAAACTTAGTAGGGAAATTAGCATATAGCGGAGTAAGTATTTTGTCAATAGTTTGCTCTATTTTAGTTCCGCCTAGCGTACCTGTTAACATATACGCTCCAGTATAAACCTTCTCACCTCTATCTTTACGTGCTTTCATAATACCTTTAATACGTTCTGGGTCAAAGGTGTCAGGGAAGCCAATCTCTGCTAAAGTGGGTGGCCAATTGATTTGCCTAGCCATAGCCATAGCAAAAGGTAGGTTTGGGTGGTCAGCATGTGGGTCTCTCCAGTTTTCTCTTATCCAGATAGTTACCCTATCTAGCTCACGATAAACATTACAAAAACTGTAAGCAGTGAGGATAGAATCGTCACTCCAAGGATAGGGCTCATTATTTAACTCCTTACGTATAAATATATTGTGACGTTCGACCATAAAATTATTAAAATCAGCTACTCTTTTAAGGTTAATATTGTCCATTATTCTTTCTCTTTATGTAGTTTAATAAAATACTCTGCTTCTACTAATACTAATGGTTTACTTCTATTACGTTTAATCACAACTAATGGTTGATACTTACCGCAATTACTTTCTGCTTGTTCATAGGCTTTCCATACGTTCACAGCCTCTTGATTCTTACACTCAATAGAGTATGGGAATATATTCCTGGATTGCTTACCCATAATAATATCTTCACCTTGACTACCCATGGGTCTACTTTCTAAGTCTTCTGAATCAAGACCTAGTATCTCTACTAACTTACTAGCAAACCACTGCTGTAGTTTACGCCCTTTAGCTTTAGCACTACTAGGACGCACGTTGCCACCAGTCTGGTTGCCTAGTAGGTATTTTATTCCACTGGGCATAAGTCTTTTCGTTTACTACGTAATCACGGTAGGCTTTAACGGGGTCGGGGTTTTTATACTGGTCAGGCATAGCCTGTGGCATGGTAGTTAAACCAGACTCAGGGATACCTATAGGTAACTCAGATAAAGATTGATTTAGTTTTACATAACTAAGGTGCTGTCTGCCGTACCTATGTTCGTACTCCTTACATAAAGCAAAAAAGTGCCAGTACAACCACATATAGTTTTCACTAGTTTCCCTAGCCCATATAGTACAAGGGTGGTTCATGTAGGCTTTTTTATAGATACCGCGTTTATCACAGTAGTCCTCACCGCTAAGTAAACGGTGGGCGGTGCTTAACATTTGAGCTGACTCTAAGGGCATTTTAACTACTAGCTTATCGGGTAAGCATATTGCAGCATCTGCGGGGTCATTATGTACGTAAAATATATTCATAGTGTATTCTCTAAGTAAAGTATTAATTATTAATACTGTTAAAAATTTTACTTTACTTCTAAAGGTAAAGTAAAGCTAAATCATTATTCTAAACTCTTTCCTAGTCCTCCCTTGAATGATGTGTAGGTTTTCTTTAGCTCTGGTTACTCCTACGTAAAACGCTCGACACTCGTTGTCAGGGCTACGTATAAGCTCGTCATAGGTTTTAGTAGCTACGTCAGTTAATAGTATTACGTTATCACACTCACCGCCCTTAGTGGCGTGTATAGTATTCATTTTAATTCTAGATGAGTTTACTTTTTGACCTTTCTTTAAACCATTTATAATGTATTGTGTGTTAATATTACCTAGTAGATCAAAGCACTTGTGCCATATATCATCTACCATTAAACCATAGTCTTTCTTTAACTGGTTTATATCAAAAAAGGCTTCGGGGTCTGCTTGTTTCATAGTTTTAAATCCTACCTTGACGCCCCTACCAGCTTTCATGTACCCGTAAATCTTTTTAATACGATAAGCTTCTATACTTTTACCACTACGTAATGATTCCCAATCTTTAATAGCTTGTATCAAGTTGTCGGTTACGCTAGGCTTACCACTTCTAGTGTAGAAGTACCCTGCGTTCTTAACGTGCTCCTCTACTTTAGAAAGTAAGTAATTATTTCTAGCGAGGATCAACCAGTCGCCCTCAGAGATATCGACGTGCTCGAAACTTTTATGATAGGTTACTGTGCCTTCCTCTTCTTTAGGTATCCATGTTTTCTCACGTCTGTGTTTTATACGGCTAACTATATTTAAAGCTACGTCATGAACCTTTCTGGGAACTCTATAGGACTGGTCTAAATATATTTCTTTACCTGCTAAGTTTATAAAGTGGTCAGTATCCGCACCAGCCCATTTATAAATAGCTTGATCATCGTCACCAGCAATATAGACATGGTCAACGTCTTTAGCTAGTTTATGTACGCACTTCCATTGTAAGGCTGATAAGTCTTGAGCCTCATCTACTATCAACGCTTTTAACGACGGTGAGTTTTTCATGTTTAAGAAACCAGATAACATATCTGTGTAGTCCATTAAGAAGTTGGTCTGTTTATAGTTATTGTAACTCTTAACAAACCAGTCAAAATGCATCCAACTTAAATCAGAGTTAGCTAACTGCCAAGCACGTTGGTAATCCATACAAGTATTACGGGCTATGTTTTCTAGGAATAACATGTTATCGCCCTTAGAATTTAACGCCATTAAGTTTTCACCGTCCCACGCACTACTAATCTTTTCACCTACGCCTTTACTAAAAGAACGTAAGTCTTTACGGTCTAAGATATCTGCTTTGTTTAAGCCCTGCCAAAAATAACATAGTGAATGAATAGTTCTAAAGTATGTATAAGAATCTTCGTCATGATCAAACTTGATAACTGCCCTAGTTAGAGCTTCAGTTGCTGCTTTCTTAGTAAAAGCAACATAGGCTAACTCATGCGGTTGTACACCAGAATCAAATAACTTTTCTACAGTGTTTAAAAGGTAGGTGGTTTTACCTGTGCCTGGTGGTCCAAGAACTATATTCCAGGGCGTCAAATCATATCCTCCTCAAAGTTATGACCAGCTATGGTATCATCTTTATACTCAAACTCTTTGATATACCAGACGTTAGTACCCCTACCTTTTAAATTCCAAAATTTAGTTTTAGCTTTCATGTCTCTCAACTTAGAAGCTATTCTATTAGTCTCGAGCTCAGTAAACCTGTGTTTAACTAGGAACTCTCTAAAGTCTTTTATTCTAAAGTAGGTGTTACCCCCTTCACTATATGGTTTACCTAGTAGTACTTCTTCACGGGTACTAGCTTGAGCAAGGTCAGTAGTAAATGATTCTAATAATTCTAAGAACTGCCCCTCGGTTGATACGTCTGAAGTAACCTCAATAATTTCCATACCTGAATCCATCAAGGTTTGTATTTGGGCTTGCCACTCACGTTCATTAGTTTTAGGGGGCATAAGGTTTAAGGTTTCCATACAGACCCTTTGAAACTTAGTCTGATTCTGTAACTCCTCAGTAGTTAGTTCTAAACGCTTATCATCTATCGATAAAAACCATAAAGGTGGCTTAGCATCTAGTTTAGCTAGACTAGAGAAACTAGGCGTTGTATTACCTTTACCTATACCGAACTTACAAGTTCTACACTTTTGTACGTCACAGTAAGATCTTATAGGCTCGTCGCTGCACTTATAGTTATATTCTTTTTTCTTTAAGGTACTTATTAAACCCAGTACTTCTTGAGCGGGTAGCGGAGGACTAACATACTTACGGTTATACTCCTCTATCTGAGTTTCCCACTTATCTGGAGTAGCCTGTTTAAGATAAACGCCTACGTTAAATAACCCATTATTACGAGTACCTTCAGGGAAGCCTTGCTTCAATAAAGTTTTGAGACACGGTGGTCCACCTTTTATATCATCTACTTCGGGTACTGATAACTCTACTAATTTTTCATGACTTATAGTTTGACTACGGACAAACGCTATAAACTCTTCGGGGGTTAAAGCTACACCATTAGGATTATACCCGTACCTTACTGAAGTCTCGCCTTCAAAGTATGGCATATTTAACCAGCTACCTATGTCTCCTCTATCAACTAAAACTTCTCTTTGTTTAGGGAATATCTCAACACCCCCGTAACCTAATCCTGCTGCTAATTCTCTTAGCTTATCCTGCATATCTCCAGCAGGTATAAAATTCTCTACAAAACAATATACATGAGCTCCACCGCTCTTTGACCTACATACTACCAAAGGTAGTTTAAATGATTCTATTTTCTTTACTAATTCTGGTATGTCAAGGGGATAGGTATCTATATCGATAGCCCCCCAACGTACTTGATTCTCTTCATTAATTGGTATTATACCTAAACCACTTTTACCTTCTAAGTGAGCGATCCAGTGATCTGCAGTTGGTCCAGCAGTCTTGATAGTCTTAGCTACACCCTGCTGTTTTAGTCCTGTACCATTTTGATTAACGTTGAATACACCATGAGCCCTACGTGACCCCTCAAAAATGTCGTAAAAAGATTTGTGTAATTCCAACACCTACTCCTCAAAATAAAAGGGGGAAATTAATCCCCCTAAGTTAGTTAAAACGGTGCGTCTACAGTATCAGTAGTGGCACTAGTCTGGGAAAGGTTAATCCCCCCTACTTGCTCAGCAAAAGTTTTTGCTGCTTGGTAGTAAGTCATCTCAGCTTCTGAGACTTGACCCGAGGCAGTAATACCCCAACCAAACCATGAACCACGGTCGTTAGACTCTTGTACACAACCGAGCGTATACTTTTGACTAAAACTGGGTGGTGTAAATACTTTATCGCCCTGCTTCATTTTAACACTAGCCATCATAGAGTTCCATGTACGAGACCTTTTAAGTTGAGTCCCCGCCATAGATATCATAGCCGTATCATAACCACCGTCTTTGTTTATTACTAACACAAAGTGGGTAGCTGAAGTTTGGATATAGTTACCGTTTTCTAGAACATCCTGACCTATTTTATTCTTAGTAGTTTTACTAAGAACACTAGCGTCATCGTGTTGAGCTACTAACCCACCACCAGAGTCTCTAGGAGTCCACTCTAGGAATAAACGCTTATAAGCCACGGGTAAAACTACCAATGGGTTATCATCGTTATAGAGCATACTACTCACTGTATTGATAATATCACCAGTACTAGCACCGTCAACATATTTACCGTCATGTTTATTGACTTCTGGGCTCATAGCCTGAAGCACTTTTAAACGTGGTATGGTAACGTCCTCGGCACCAATATTCTCTAGTCCACTACCAGCGTCTTCTAGAAAGGCTGATGGTACAGCAATATCAGTATTTTTCTTGTCACTTATTTCATTTTTATTTGTCATTTATTTAATTATCCTAGTTTTTTGACCTATATATACGTTAAAAGTTTCTAGTGGTAGGTCGTTCCCACCTTCAACTTGTTCCCTTATAAACGCTTTAAGAGTCATAGGCTCTACCCACTTTTTACCGTTAGTAGCATACCCTCCATCTTTAAGGTTTAATAAGAGCTTTTGGGCGTCGACGTCTTCGTCTCTACCAAAACTTACAGATACTACATTCTTTATAATATCCCCGTGTCCGTTATTTTGTAACCATTCAAAGGCTTCTTCTTGGTTATGCTCGGTGATACGACCATAGTAGTACTGGTTAGTACTAATCTTTTTACCGTTAGTAAGGGTTATCTCACTTAACCCAACCTCACTAAGTAGTGCAGGTATTTCTTCCTCGCTTAATACTTTAAGCTCTTTTTGAGTTAGCTTTAAACTAGCCTGTTTTTCCTCTACTAGTTCCTCTAACCTTACCATTTCATTTGCTTTATCGGTGAGCGTTTTTAAAGAGACCTCACTAACCTCTGTTTTTATATCTTCAAACATTTATATTTACCTCTATAATGTTATATTTATAGTCGCGGTTATCCCACTTTAACAATTTAACTTTACCTGTATTAGAAAGTAAAGCATAATGCATACAAACTCCAATCGCAACTGGATCACCTATTAATAATAGATAGTCATTGTCGTTAAAGTCTTGAAGTTTTTTACGTATTCTACTTATTGTGGGTACAGGACTATACATCATATTAGAACGGCTGTCTAATATAAATTCGAAGTCACCATATTCTAAAGCGGAGGATATGTTTTTATTATCGCTCGGCTTCTCTACTATATATACACTCATCTTGTCTCTTTTATCTTACTAAAAATAAAGGGGGGGATACGCGTAGTTCCATTGCCCCCACTTTATACCTTTAAGGAATCACACTTATGACAATGTGAAAGTAAACTTAATTACTTACCTATTACTATATATAGTTTTTATAATTAATAAAGTTTAATCTTTAAATAGTTAGTACTTTAGGTAATATCGGTAATAGGTTAGAGAGAATACATTGTAAGGTAGAGAGTCCTGTGGCTATTAGCTAAACCTATTACGACCCTATTACGCTAAAACATACAATATCCTTTTTAATTATACTGACCTAGTTTACTATATAGCTATATAAGAGACGAGATATGGATAATTTTATTTTTAAGACTAAACCTTACGACCATCAGTTGGAGGCTTTAGTAGAATCATGCGACAAAAAAGAGTACGCTCTATTTATGGAGATGGGCTGTGGTAAATCAAAAGTTACTATAGACAACTTCGTTCACCTGTACGGTCAAGGTAAAGTTAATAATATATTAATAGTAGCCCCTAAAGGTGTGTACAGTACGTGGGTCAATAAAGAACTAGACGCCCATATACCTGACCATGTAGAGAGGGACGTTGTTAAGTGGACTAGTAGCCATACTCAAAAGTTTTTAAAAGACTTAGAAAAGTTATTTGTTTACGACGATAACCTAAAGATATTAGTTATGAATATTGAAGCCTTTAGTACTAAGAAAGGTTGTCAGTATGCCAATAAGTTTATTCAGTCTAATAAGACTATGTTTATAATAGATGAAAGTACTACTATAAAAAACCCTTCCGCTAAGCGTACAGTAAATTGTGTAAGGCTAGGTAAGTATGCCCACTACAGAAGGATACTAACAGGCTCACCTATTACTAAGAGTCCATTAGATTTATATAGCCAGTGTATGTTTCTAGATCCAGCTTTACTAGGGTTTAGTAGTTACTTTGCATTCAGAGCTAGATATGCAGACCTAAAAGAAATGACTGGCCAAGGTAGAACTTTTAAAATGGTGACTGGTTATAAAAACTTAGAAGAGTTAAATGAAGCACTCGGTAAGTTTAGCCACAGAATATTAAAGAAAGACTGTTTAGATTTACCAGAGAAAGTTTACATACGTCGTGAAATACAAATGACAGCTGAGCAAACCAAAGCGTATAAAGAATTACAAAACTTTGCAGCCACTCAATTGAAAAATAATAAGCTTGTTACTATAAATCATGTCATGACTCAGATCATACGTTTACATCAAATTTCATGTGGATTCATAGGGACGGATGACGGTAGTATTACCGAGTTTACTAATAATAGAGTCTCTGAATTGTCCTCTATTTTAGAGGAAACAGACGGTAAGATAATTATCTGGGCTAACTACCGCCACGACATAAAAAGAATAGAAAAGTTACTAACAGAAATGTACGGTGAAGAATCAGTAGGAACTTATTTCGGTGACGTACCTCAAGAACGTAGAGAAGAAGTAATTAATTTATTCCAAGACCCCGATAGCCCTATGAGATTTTTTGTAGGTAATACCCAGACAGGCGGTTACGGAATTACTCTGACTGCTGCCAGCACAGTTATCTATTACAGTAATAATTACGACCTTGAAAAACGTTTACAATCAGAAGACCGTGCACACCGTATAGGTCAAATGAATAAAGTAACCTATATTGATATCGTCTGTGAAAAAACAGTCGATGAAAAGATAGTAAAAGCGTTACGTAAAAAGCAATCTATAGCCAGTACAATACTAGGTGAAGAAACCCTTAAAGACTGGCTAACTTAACGTTCTCTTCTCATCATTCTAGGTGATACTAAAGTTTCCATACCTGTTGCCCTTCTAGGTACAGGTAAATTCATTCCAGGTAAAGATGATATAGCCCCAGCGTTAGTTCCCGTTTCAGTAGGTACCATATTTTTCATTAAGTCTCGCATCACTATATCTTCATCAACACCTTTAGGCATCTCCATCTGTTTTTGTAGCTGTTTAGTAAGAGCGTCATAATCTAAACCACCGATTCCCGGAGGAGTAATTTCCATAGGTTTAGGTCTTTCTCGTGGCGGTTCTGGCATAAACCCATCTGGTCTTCCTTTTGTGGGTAATCGTGCTATATCCATAGGTGGCGGTGCTATACCCATTGGCGGTTCAGGCATTGGTCTTTGAATTGGTCTATCCATCGGAGGTGCCATTGGTGGCATAGGTGGAGCTATATCCATTGGCGGGGCTACAGGTGGCATCATAGGAGGAAATTGTCCCCCATCTCCTGGTGGCATCATAGGAGGAAATTGTGAACCGGCTACGGATGAAGAACCTGGTGGCGTCATAGAATAATCCATAACTCCTGCTTCTATTGCTGCTGCTGGACTAGAATATGGCGTGCCGTCTGGACCATAAACAATTACCATAGGTGTCATACCTGGATCAACTGGCGGTAATCCGCCTATTCCTGGCTCACTGAACCCTGGAGGAGTAAACCCTGGCGGAAGTGGTGGGAGAGTAAACCCTGGAGGAATTAAACCTGGCTCAAAATCTATTGGTGGTATACCTGAACCTGGGATTCCTGCCCCTGGATTATCTCCTGGTGGAAATCCT